CGAGAAGCTGGGCATCAACCCCAAGACGGGCGAGCCCAAACCCACACCCCGTGGGTGGGCATACGCCGAAACCTCAGTGGAGGGCAACCCCGTCCTTCCTGCTAACTTCCCAACCCCACACACCCCATGAGTGAGAGACTATACATCACCTACTTTGATGCAGCCACCAGCAAGGATGTGGGGCATGTCACCCTCATGTCTCCCTTTGATGGGGACAACGCACCCATGCCCGATAGGGTAGCCCGAGATAACATGCCCGACCATGTGGCTGAGCTGATGGACAGCACAACCATACACTGGGATCTGCGGGTCAAGAGTGTGCGGGACGTCAACCGTGAGCTACTCCGTAGTGGAGTGCGCCGCGGCTGGCTATCTCCAGAGACAGGTGAGTGGTTGGAACTCGGTAAGAGTAATCCCTTCCGCCCTCGAAACCGCCGCAAGCGCACCCGACTCAGGAAAACCCTGACAGGTGTAGCTGTAGCTGGAGCAGTGATAGCAATCCTGATCCTAATCTTTTAACCAATCTCGGGGTAGCTCCCCGAACGTGAGTGACTGAACATAGGTGTAATCCAAGAGCCTAAAGGTGTCTGTATCTTGAGCAGGGGTCAACCGACTGAGCAAAGAGAGCGGAGCGCGAAGTAGCCAAACGAAACTTTATCTGGATGGCGAAAAGTTGAGGGTAATAAAAGTAATCCCTCCTCACATCTTATTCTTAATATGAAACCAATTACTGCCCACCCCGTCCCGATACAGGTCAGGACTACGTCCTCGACGTCCCAGTTATCGGTGATCGAAGGGGTAGGCTCGACGCCCCGCTCGGGGGATAGTTCCGAGACTGGCCGTGGAAAAACGCAAGAATGAGTCACTGCGCCACAAAAAGACAGTGTCTCGGGGAATGCTCCCCGCCCTCAAGCCCAAGATACTTGGGTGGATAACCAACCCTGAAAAGGGGGAGCACACCTACTGACGTCAAAAGACGTCAAATGTATCCCAAGCCTGCATCCTGTATCCTGATTCCTACAGGTTGTGAGCTTAACTATGAATAGGAATCACATCACAGTACATATGAGTAATACATCCCCCTCCACTAGCGAGGGCATCAAAGTAAGACTGACCGTATGCATGTTCAACCCACTGGTGAATGACAAGCAAGCGGCAGTAGAAGACGCACGGAGAAGCGAGGCGAACGCCGAGTTCTACAGCTCCAAGCGAAAGTTGGTAGCTGGCAAAGACATAGAACGCCTCACCAAGATATCCACCGAGGGACGAGAAGCCTTCCAACGGCTAGTCTCCTCCCCTTGGCTGGACTACAAGCCTGACCCCTCTGAGCAGGTGAAGATATCCACCCGTGGATGCTGGTACTTCTTATCCACTGCTTACCTGTCTGAGTATCTGGACACCATGTCCAAGTACCGGCAGCGGTTCGAGCTGGCGAAGAATGACTTCATCGACAGCTACGGAGAAGTCCTCAGAAAAGCCAACTCCCGTGAGGGTCTCGGCAAAGACTTCGCTAGGTTCCAGCACAAGTATCCTTCAAGGGAGAGAGTCGGGGAGAAGATCTCCTTCACTACCTTTGAAGATCCCATCGTCACTAGCTTCATGCCCGAGGTGTTTGACGAGCGCATCCGACATGAGATGGAGCAACTCAATCAGCGCAAGAAAGAGCAGGTAGAGTATGGTCTACACACTGTCACCAAGTCAGTCACCAAGGACCTGATAGAATCTGCTCAGCATGTTGGCAAGCAGTGTGCCGCCAAGAACAAGTCCAGCCGCAGTCCTATCTCTGAGTCTGTGGTCCAGCGTCTTGTGGAGAAGCTGGAGATGGCTGTGTGCAAGGCACCCCGAGATAGCGCCGAGCTAGATGAAGCCGTGAAGATTGGTCGAGGACTCCTCGAAGAACTCGACCCCGACATTCTCAAATCCAATGAACACTCCCGCAACAAGGTCATTGCTGGAGCTAACCGAATGAATGACCTGATCCAACTGTAATACATATACATATGAGCAACACTGACAACGAGGTAGTACCTCTCATCCCTATATATCCCACCGATATGGCCCCCATCCTGCACCGTGTCCGTAAAGCGGACAACCCCACGGGTAACAGGACGGGTAAGTTCAAGGTCCCCCTGTTTCTGGGGATGCCCGGTCTCGGTAAGACCGACATCATGAAGGCATTCGCTGAAGCGATGGGGATGATATACATCGACTTCAGATTGGCATACCGCACCTTCAATGATGTGCGGGGCTACGCTTTCCCCGACAAGGAAGAGGAGATCATGAAGTGGTTCAAGGACCAAGCCCTACCCCCATCTGATTGTGACAAGCACTACTTGTTTCACTGGGAGGAGCTGCTCAACGCCAACCCCAATGTTCTCAAGGTAGCGCAAGAAGCTATCTTGGATCGCCGGATCGGTGACTATCAGTTCCCCCGCAACTGTATGATGGTAGCTTCAGCCAATGGTCTGAAGCACCACTGTCAGGCGGCGAGGACTACGGCATCTATCATGGACAGGTTCCAGATATTCATTGTCGAGCCTTCTATCACTGGCACACAGAAGTGGTTGATGGAGAACGCCAAGACAGAGTATGTCCTTGGATTCCTCAAGGCACACAACGAGGCGTTGTATTGCGACAACATGGATCTGTGGGATGGCGAGCAACCGCTCTCCTCTTCCAGATCCTATGCCAATCTGGACACCTACCTGTCCACATACGATGACCCCCTTGAGATGACGTCACCCGAGAACCTGCGGATCTTCAAAGCCGAAGTGGGCGGGTGTATCGGTGGCAAAGCTCAGCAGATGTTCACCACCTACATGCAGTTGTATGCGACTTGCGGTAACGTGGAGAAGATGCTGGAGGATGCCCGTCACTGTGACTTGAGCCGGGTGAAGACCAAGCCCGACATGAAGTACATCATCGCAAGTAAGCTCGTCGGTCTGGCTGACAAGGACAACGTGGCAGATGTTCTTCTGCTCGCTCGCCGCCTCACTGACCCTGACCTGACGAGCAACCCCGATGTTCTTCAGTCGATGGAGTCGCTGGTTGGCAATCGACTGCGGAGATCCCGTGCGGATCTCTCCGGCACTCCGGCCATGGTCAAGTGGCAGTTGGATAACAAAGATGAGCTCCTCTCCTAGTCTTGACCTGATAGCAGAGATACTCAAAGACGACTCTGCATTTGCGGACTACCCAATAACACCCGCTTACCATAAAGAACCAGACGAGCTTTCCTGCTTGTTCTGGTTCGGTAAGTGGCTGGGGTCCCACGACCGTTCGAGTCACTTGTGGTGGGAAGGACACGAGGTTCACTTGTCCCGTCCCGCTTACTATCTTTGGGAGAATCACAGAGACGAATTCATAGCGATAGCAATGTTACATAAAGAGAATCATTATCATGAGCACAGAATACAAAGATAAGAAAGAGCTGGAGAGAATCCAGCTAGTGAAGAACAAGATCATGAAAGATCACCCGTTCTTCGCACCGGCGATGGAGGCTCTGCCCGTCATCGTTGACCGTCGGGTTCCCACCGCTTGCACAGATGGGGACGTCATCAGGTTCAACCCTGACTACACCGAGACCCTGAACATATACGAACTGGAGGGCCTCATGATCCATGAGGTGTGTCACCCCCTGTTCGGTCATCTCGTTCGGTTCTTCGGACCTATGCAGAACGGTGAGGGTAGGATTGTAAACATCGCCACCGATGTTGAGATCAACAACCTGCTCACCGAATACAGTGATGAAGCTGTCAAGCCCATCGTCCTACCTCCCAATGGGTGTGTAGATCTGGAAAGGTTCGGGACAGAAGCTGCCGAGCATGTGCTCAAGGTTCTGCGGGAGGAAGAGCAAGAGGCTCCCGAGATACCTCCCACCAATCCCGGCGAGGAGGAGTGTGACAGTGACAGCGGTGCCGCCGGTGACAAGGAAGGTGACAGCGACACCGAGGGCAGCAGTGACAGCGGATCACCCGGCAAACCCCAAGACCAAGAGGGTGAGCAAGGTGGGTCCGGCTCTTCATCTGGTGCGGGCGATTCCTCCGAGGCTTCCTCTCCCGGCGAGTTCGAGCTACCTCAAGGGGCAACCCCAGAGGAGATGCAAGAGCAGGAAGACAAGTGGAAAGACATCCTGTCCACATCCATCCATGCTTCCAAGTTGCGTGGTGATACACCCGGCAAGTTCTTGGAGCGGTTGGAGAAGATGCAGAAGTCTCCCCTCCGTATGCGAGATCTCCTTCAGAAGTATGCAGATGAGTTCTGCATGGATGAAGGCTCGACCCGATTCGACCGCCGATACATGGCTGACTGGAACGTGGGTATCGTTGGCATGGAGGATGAGCGGATTGGTTCCTTGGTGTTCGTCGTGGACACCAGTGGTTCTATCCCCTCACACATCGCTGAAGTTGCTTGTGCCGTTGTGCAAGATTCAGTCGATACTCTGAATGCCGAGCGCATTGTCCACATCGACGTAGATACCAGAGTGTGTAAGGTCCGTGAGTACCAGCCCTATGAGACTGTAGACGCCGACATCCACGGCAGGGGTGGCACGGACTTCGTACCCGCTTTCGACTGGGTGCGAGACAATGTAGAGGATGCGCGTGCTATCGTGTATCTGACCGATGGGTGGGGCAACTTCCCTGATCAAGTGCCACACACTCCGGTGCTGTGGTTGTCTTGGGATGCAGACTCTCGTCACTACCCCTTCGGAGATGTCGTACCCCTCCAACACCTAGACCGCAAGACAACCTAATGAGATTATACCACCTCACCTTCCAAGAAAGAGCAGGCGAAGAAGTTCGATCTGTTTGGTTCCCCACAAAGAAAGCAGCTCAAACATTTCACGATGATCTGTTTGGGCATGTCACAAGCATAGCATGGGAGCCAGTGGATATCCCCACATACAATCGTATAACCATGACCAACTTCTTGAACCAGCAGTTTAACTCCCACCGTTCTCCTCGTCTCGCATTAGACGACTGGAGATTAGAAGCACACATAAATGCAAAGACGGTTCACTTGCTGCCCGTCGACCCCAGCAGCAAGTAAGCATACATATATGAAAACAGAACAAATAATAGATCGGTTCCGCAGAGATCCGTTCAACACCAAAGAACAGACCACGCTCGTTCGAGCTCAGGGTGGCGTGCTTATGACACGGCAGAGAGAGTGCGCCGGAGCCTCCATCTACATGAAGAATGATGAAGGCGCACCTACCACTGGCAGAGAAGCGTGGGCAAGCACGCTGTCTAAATATAAACAGTACTTGGCGGATGGCGAAGAACCACATCTCATTGATCCTCACGCTTTCTTTTGTGACCCCGACCTGACTACCAGTGACTGGGTTCCCTTGGTCATCGCGCTGGACAACCCCATTGTGGGGGAGCACACAGACGACTTTAACAACCCTGTAAAGCATACCTTTATTGGGTGCCGTCAACCCGGATACCGAGGAGGTCTCTTTGATTCCTCTCGATTGTTCGGGAGAAGGGCTGCGTCATGGGCTTATGATCAGTTGCAACGACAGTGTTCCCTTGTTCTTCCTGATGTCGTTATGCACGGCATCCGCATTCCCAGCCGCTCCCGCACACTCTCCAACAATAATATTGCCATGAGAGCTGTGCAGAAAGCCTTTGCCCACCCACATGGAGGTATGGGAGAGAAGTCCGACTTCTACTGGCAGCTCGCTTGGTCTGTGTATCTGTCTTCTAATCTGGAGTATGAGCACAAACTCAACAGCACCTTTGGTGTGGGGGCTACTAAGTACCTAGGCAATAAGTTTGTTACACGCCTAGTCGAGCACATCAAAGAACTCAGAGAAGATATTATATCGAAACAACCAAGACAGTACTTGGATAAGTACCGCTCTTTCCAAGAGCTAGTTTCTCAAGCTTACCATGATGAGAATGTGAACACCCACTTCTCAGGGCATAAGATGAAGTTTGTCATGGGGCATTTGAGCGATAGTGAAATACCGTTTCGCTCACCCCAGCAATACAGACATATGCACAGTAGCCTCATCAGAGTTGTGGATAGCTATGGCAAATCAGTATGTCCTTTTACGCATGATGCGAAAGCCCCCGAACAATGGGATAAAAAATGGGAGGGGCTGAGAAAAAAGTTCGACTGCCCCCCTAATTATGACGCGACGGATTACGTAGGCTTTGCTGTGCCCAACTTCAACCTACTGCGAGAGAACTGGCAGTCGATGGTTGAGTTCTTCAATGGATGCGGGTTCCCCGAACCCAAGCCCTTTGGCTTCGCCTTCAACAAAGAGAACGAGTCTTCCCTCGCAGTGCTGGCCGATACAGCTTGGTCTAATTTCCTGAACCCCTCAGCTCTCCTCAATCAAGAGTCTGAGGAGACAATAAAGAATACTACAATACTACTTGGATAATTATGAAACTAACATCAAGAATATGGGTAGTCACTGACACCCACTTCTTCCACAAAGGAATCGTGAGACGGGGGGTCCGCCCTCCTGACCACAATGAACGGACAGCAGAAGCCCTCAGTAAACTGGGGCCTGACGATATCCTCATTCACTTGGGAGACTTCGCCTTTGCTAAGTATAGCGAAGCTGCTGAAATCCTGAACCGATGCCCAGCGCGGAGTAAGATCCTGCTACTGGGTAACCATGACAACCAGTCTTACCCCTACTACACCCGTCACGGGTTTACTGCTGCAATGGAGACTATGACATTGCAACATGGTGGTAAGAACATCTTGTTCAGTCACCACCCCATGAGACGTTTAAGCTGGGGACCGCGTTTGGATCTTCCTGATGGCGTCGATCTAAACATTCACGGCCACCTGCATCTTCGCAATCACCGTGATGAGGAGTCAGTATGGCTGGATGAGAAAGATGAACGCTGGTTCTTGCTCTCACATGAGGCAGTGGGCTACCGACCTGTTCTGCTCGACGATATATTAGAGGGTAAGATCCCCCGTGTTATCAAGGAGGATGCCATGAAGTATGTGCATGATCCTGAGAATGTCCGCTTCCACGACAAGACAAACAATACACAATGAAGATATACGAAGTAACAGACAATGAGAACCGTCAATGGTTCGATAAGAAAGCGGAGGCGCAAGCCGCATCCAAGAAAGCAGAGTCACCTATGGTTACTCATGAGATAAGCAGCACCCGAGCTGGTTACGTTAAGTTCCTCAATGAAGTAGCGGGCACAGCTCCCACTGTATCCCGTACCGTGGTTCGTGTAACCGCAAGCAAGCCCCCTGTCCCAGACCCAGACGCATGAATATATTTGTCGTAGATAAAGATCCGACCACCGCAGCACAGCAACTGTGTGACAAGCATGTGGTCAAGATGATCCTTGAGTCGGCGCAGATGTTGTGCGCGGCTTACCCCAAGGGTGAGGCCCCATACAAGCGAGCCTTCTACAATCACCCATGCACCATCTGGGCTAGGGAATCCAAGGACAACTATGATTGGCTACTC